GTGGATTACGGATTCCCACGACACCTTATCTTGTGCCCGCACTATTATTTATCTATCGTACACCGCGTTGTTCCAATGCGATCTTTACCGCTTCGTAACGATTGTGTAGATCCGGATCCGTAGTGTTGGATCTAAACAACACCCATTTGATATGTTTCAAATTGTCCACTGTTGAAAATTTAAAGATTTCCAAATATTGTTCAACGGTTATCATAATATGATCCTCCACTAGTACATTATATAATTATATATCAAAAAAGTCAAGAAAAATGGATTACAAGATTTATATTAAGTATTTCACTTCTTCTAAGTGTGGATATTTCATCAACATAAAATCTCTGTACTCAGGAGGTACAAAAAATTCAATAGTACTACGATGTATATGAAAATACCCGCCGCACTCTTGTACATACAGACCTATTTCATCGGCACGATTAGTTTTTGATGACCACGCATCAACTGTAAATGATATCATCTGTGAAATATCTTGCCCAATGTCCAAACCACAGGATACCAGCCCGCAAATATCATTGGCGCCATAATTAATCCCAAGAAAAAATTACGTCTGGATTCTGCTTGTTTTGCTAAAGTTCTATTTCTTTCAGCCAGCCCATATGTTGGGTTAACACTCTGATTATGTAACATAATTAAAACCTTATATAACTCCACCCCGAACCACAAGGATTACATTGTATCATCATTCCCCCTTGTTCGGCTTGAGTTGGATTAGTTTGTTGAACTGTTACTCCTGCTCCAGTTGCACCATTGAAATACAAATTAAATGTTTTGTCGGCACCTGCACCACCTGACTGTGTGGCCGTTACAGTATTGCCGTTGTTGGTAGAATTGTTTGGATTAGTAACAGTAAATGAATGATTTCCGGCACCTGATTGACTAACGCTGACTTGATTGCCAGATCCTATAAAATTCTGTACGTTGGCAGTATGGTTTCCTGTGCCGTCCTGTTGTATATTAAATGTGTTATTAGTACCGGCTCGAAGATCAATTGTGGCTGTTTTAGCGGCACCTTGTTGTAGTATGCTGAATACATTGTAGTCTGTGGCACTGATACCTCCTGTGGTCAGTACAGCAGAATGTCCACTGCCATCTTGGGTGATACTAGTTTGATTTCCTGATCCAACCTGATCAATATAAACCAAGTTGCCGCCTGCAGGAGCATAAATGGCTGTGCCATCTGCACGGACACCGATGATGGCTTGTGCGTGTGCCTTAGTTGGTGCAAGAAAAATATAAAACAACACCCAGACTACAACTAGTCCAACTACAAAACTAACAAATTTTACGTTACCTTCTTCCCAATCATTCATCTCTGTATCAGCGTGATAACTGTGCTGCCTCCTGAATTAACACGATTCTTAAAATCTAACACACCCTGTGTCATATAAATGGTAGTATTTTGGCTAGTGGGTACTGTTACACTCATTGCATTACTACCATCATCGCGTGCCAAGGTCAACTTGGGCTCTTGTACATCCACAGTGATTCCTGATATGGCCTGATAATCAGGTAACAATTTATTACTGGTGGTGTTTAATAAGTTTAACTGTGCTTTCATTTGAGCATCCAAGATGTCCAGTATATTAGCCAGGAAATTTTGATCAAGAAAATTACGACTCAGTTTGTCCTGGAATATTTCTTTTTGTTGTGCGTCAAGAGCATTGGCCAGTCCTTGTTCTCGTAAAAAATCCATGTTCAATGCATTTTTCATTTCAGTTTTTGTGTTGGTTTTTTGATCTTTGGCCATTTCAACCGGTGGTGCCACAATCAACATATTGTTGATAGCACCTTCACTGAGTTTTAATATAACAGGAGGACTGGGTGGAGCATTGCGACTATCAACACGAGTTGCCTGGAATGGTTGATTTAATGTGACAAATCCAGCATCAGTTGTAACAATAATTTCTCCAACTTTACAATTGGATTCAATATCGTTGATTGTTCTTGTGGAACGATCACTGGGACAACTGGGTAATAGTATAACAGTACTACTACCCAATTCGTCTACTGTAGCGGTAAAATCAGTACCGCGAACAGCAATGGTAGCTGTGGGAGTATTGACTTTAACGCCTGCAGGACTGTTATGTGCTATAGCGCCCGAAGCATATCGCACAGTACCTTGTGCCATATTGAGTGCCACTTTGCCGGTACCTTTTTTAGGATCGTAAACAAAATCGTCAATGACCAGGCGACTGTTTTCGTTGACCTGTACTCGAGTGTTGTCCTGGAATGTTATTCCCACTTTGCCTGCTGCTGTCTTGACTGCGTCCTCCATTTCCACTCCGGTTCCCTTGGTCCCAGTCAGCGTCGTCTTCGATCGTTGTATCGAAGGCGGGGCATTCAGCTGTTCCGTTATAGTCCCGATCGCGGCGATGCAGTTCAGCGATGTACTCAGCAAGAGTACGCATAGTATGTCCGTCCATGTCAATCTCCTTGTCAACAACATTGTGTTATCTTGATGGTAATGTTAACAATGGCACATTGGTACCCTGAGCAATATTAACATTATTGCCACTTCCACTGATCTTAACTTTGGCTTCTTGACCGTCACTGCCGGATCCTTGATTGATGGCCACATAGTTTGTACTACCAGTAATACCAACACTGGCCAAGTTACCTGCGCCGCCTTGTTGTATATTGACATTGTTATCATTGCCTGCCAGTGCTGATCCTGTGGTGTATCCACCAATCTTGGCAGTATTACCGGATCCATCCTGTTGTACATTAAATGTATTACCTGTGCCATCTGCGTTAATGCCAATCATACCACCATTGGTAGTGGCTGTTACAGTATTGCTACCACCGGTATTTGCCAACGCTACGTTGATAGTACTGTCGCCGCCTTGAATGCCAGCCTGGACCTGATCACCTGTACCTGCAGAAGTAATACTAATTTGGTTTCTGCCACCCGCAACTCTAGCTTCTACACTAGATTGATTACCGGTTTGAGTTACATCTACCAAGTTACTTGCACCATTGATTTGTATCAAGGCATTGGTGTTATTTGCCTGTTGTGTAATGCTGGAGGTGGTATCTCTGTACCCACTCATAGTTGAACCATTGATAGCCAAAGATAAGGTATTACCCGAACCTATTTGCTGTACGCCAAGTTGTGTGTTATCTCCAGAAATTGTGGCCGCGTCTTGTCCACGGATTCCGGGGGCATTGTTTACAACACCCTTTACTGTGTTTCCTGCTCCGTCTTGTGTAATATTGATTACCGCATTACTACCTGCTTGATCAATGTAGATACTGTTATCCACAGCACTGACATTTACACTCAACACAAGAGCCAGCATTGCTATTGTTATTTTAGCTAGGCTTCTTGTTTTTATTTTCATACGTTTATCAAACCAATTTGGCAGACAGATTTGTTTGTCGTTAACAAACTCTGAAGTCTGTACACTAGTTTGCTCCTTGGGCTTTGCCCTTTAATACTTCCTTGACCGCCGGCCCCGACTTCTCCAGTGGTGATACTACTAAACTGCTTCCCTTTACATACCCTTTATGACCTTGACCATCGTCCACAAAATACCAGTCGTCTGGATAAGGCATAATTTCCAACCGAGTTCCTTTAATTAACTGCCAACGACGTTGCGATTTTTCGTTAGTTTCAGCATACACGTATGCTGTGTCAACCAAGTACCGAGTTGTGTTTTTGGGTTCAACCTTTACTTCTTTCTTTGCTTCTACTTCTTTTTTAACTTCTTCAACTTTTGGTGCTATTGCAACAGGCTGTACCACAGTTGGTTCTTGTATTACCAACACTGGTTTTTTAAATTCCCATATACCTTTGCGCTCACCTTCTTTGATCAATTCAACTACTCCCAATTCGACCGCGGCCTTGACTGCATAAGTTCCGGGCTCGTTAATGGTCAATCCTGCTTCTGCTTCAAATGCCTGCGTTCCTTGGTCAAAGAACTTTAGGGCTGTAGCAGAGTCTGCTGTTGATAAAATGGTCTTTTGTACTGTCACTGTGCTCAACACTTTACCTGTGTTTACACTGACCATTCTAAGACTGACTGTTACTGTATCTGTCGACCATTGCGTCTGTTTACCGATACCAAAAATTCTCATACCAGCACCACCGCTGGTAGTTGTAGTATCATATCCAATGATACCACCTTCAATAATCATGCCTGCAAACTGCATTGGCATCAAGGGCTTGGCATCTTTGCCTTCGTAGGCTTCGCGCATCTGTTTGATAATGGTACGTTCTTTGACCAGGTTGTCGATTCCCACACGTTCTACCACATCAAACCAACGTCCACCACCTACATTTTGTAGCGCAGATATTAAAAATGTTTCGGCACCTTGTGTAACCGCTGTTGACAAGCTGGCCACGTTGGCCTGTGGTCTGCGTTGTCCTGTCTTGTCAGCAAAACTGTATACTGCCACGCTCAATTGTTTGCCCGTCGCTGGTCCAGGTATGGTGTCAAACTCTTTTTTAACCTGGCGCATCTGCCCTGTTACTTCTGGGCCAGTTTCTGTCAGGCCAGTGCTTTGTATTACAGCACAGCCTGTCAACATTGAACCAATTACAAGAGCTAACAATAATTTTTTCATTTTAGTTACCAAATTGGAATTGTCCCAGCGGCACTACCACTGTGGTTTGATTGCCTAAACTGTCAGTGACCTGTAGTGTAACACTGGTACTGTCTTTGGTCCAGTATATGGTATTGCCTTCAAAATTCAGTGTACCTGAATTTGATCCGCCATTGGCAAACATGGCAGTGGCCAAATTTTGGCTGATCTGTGCGTAGATACGGCTTTCCAAGTTGTTCATAAACTTGGCTATGTTGGTGTTGGCTTTGTCGGCCTTGGCTTTGTCTAGTGCGGCCTGTATGTCTTTTTGTAGCTGCGCTCGACGAGTAGTTTCTTGATTTTCAATTGTGAGCACGTGACTACTGTAGCCCACTCCGTTAAAACTTGGGCTCTTGAATACGTAGTCAGGTTGGGGGGAGGCTGTTGCTGTAACAGCAGCAGCTGTTAGAAATACGGCTAAAATAGCTCGGTTGATACTGCTCATTGCTCCTACTCCCTGATTATTTTTATTATAGGGTTTTTATGGTTTTAAGACCATAAGGCTTATTAGTATTTAACTAAAGTAGGTGTAACAATTAAGTTGGTGTAATTACCGTTTAAAATCAGGAAGATTCGTGTTAGATTCAATGAGATATAGTGGACTATTAAATAAATTTAATCCCACAATCATATTGTTTGAACCTTTTGGTGCAGTTGGTACTTCATTGAGACGTGTAAGGTATTGTTCGTCAATGTTGTTAAAATATTGATCGGTTAACCATTTCCAGCTCTGATAATACTCAGGGCTGTATTGATATGTCCAAGCATCGCTTTGCCATACTCTGGATCCAAATTGTTTTTTGACCTGAAATGTGTCAATGCTGTATCGAGGATAGCATACCTGTTGATAGATAGTACGCCAATCCTCAATCATTAATTTTAGTTTTTCAGGATTGATTTTTTGTTGCTCTATTAAAAAATCCTTGATACAATGTGCTTGCAATACCGGGATTAAAGGTGCATCAACAGACCAATAAAAAAATTCCATTTGTCTATTGGGATTGTTGTCTCCACCGTTGCTTTGATCTGTAAAGAATGCATACAAGTTGTTGTCTTTTGATCTGATATGTATTTTTTCGCTGCCGCTAACCAAACCAATTGATCGATTATGTCGTACCTGTTCTAATTCTGATTCAGTACTGCGACTATATTTAAAAAAGTTTGCCAGGAATTGATAGCCATTGGTTTTTGCAAAATCTGCTTCTGTTAATTCTGTGTGAAAACACTCACTAAAATCGTCCACAGTGATTTTAGTGTTGGGGCAATGTTTTTCCACATATTTAAGTACAGGATGTACAGCAAATTCGTATTCGCTGCCCATATTGATTTGTTCTCTGTTGAGACTGAGTTTAACAAATTTGCGTTCAGCACGTGGCCATCGTGTTACAATTTCATCAATATGGATTCCGTTGTTTAAAAATGCTTCCAACACGGCCCAACTATCCATACCGCCACTGAATAATAAAATTATGTAATCGTATTTGTCTCTTAGTTGCTGGGCTCGGTCGCGATACAGGTCATCTAAAGTACCGGGTGGTCTTGTGCTCCAATCTATGGTACCATAAACATCTGAGTGAAAATGCCACTCAACTGATTGCTTGCGAGCAGTGGCATTGTATACTGCTTCTGTTCGGTTTATATAATACTGGTTGCCAACTTTATAATAGCCGTATACAGAATTAAGAATTTGCGGATTCATTGCGTTTGTTAGTAATTCTTGTAGTTAGCTCTTCGTAAAAAGAATCTAGCTCGCCGCCAAATTTGCCCACAAGATGTGGAATAAGATTTTCACACTGATCGTAATTGTGCTCTTTCCAGGCCGTGACCAATTTGTTATGCAGATCTTTTAATGCTGGTAAATTTGCCAAACTAGACAGGCCAATTTTTTCAGCCGGAACTACACACCAAGCCCTAAGTATTTCCCCATTGACCGGAAATGATTCTAGTTCTAATACAGTATGACTGTTGCTTAGTCGCTCAGCTGCTTCTGGATGCCAAATTATTTGCATAGGTTCTTTTCTCTAACTTTAAACTTTTATATATTTCTTGTACGCCTTGTGCTTGACTGATGCAATCCTCCAGGGCATTGTGTAGGCCGGCTTTGTTCTTTTCACGTGGGTCGCCGTGTACACCAAATAGTGTACGACTATCACGTATTTGCCAGAACTGCCACGGAGTAGGCCAGCCACATTGGCGGTAGATGTTCTCTAGGATTACAATGTCAAATGCCGGACCTTGACACCAGATGTTTTCGACCCCAACTGTAAACCGGTTTAGCTGTCGATACATACTTTCTAAGCTAACACGACCTTCTTCGCCTAAGGCTTCCTCACGCACATCTTCGGCTTGGTTTGACCACCAATTAAGTGTATCCTCTTGTACTTCACGACCCAGTGCTAACTGTTCATCTACATCAATGCGTAAGTATAAACTGTCACCAAATGCGTCGGGAGTGTAGGGATCAAATTTCACAGCACCCAAGGTAAGAATAGCGCAGTCGGGTCTGGTTCCTAGAGATTCTAAATCGAGCATTATGTCCATATAGACATTATACTGTATTTTAAGTTATAAGTCTAGTGGTTCAGCAAGTTTGCCTACTCGGCGTGTATTCCATAAACGTTCGTGAGTAAAATACCAGATGGAATTTACTATAAACAAGATTCCAGCAATTTTACCAGAGCCGCCTAGGCTTCCGGTAACCATATAGCTTACACCAAATGTTAAAACACTAGTGGTAAGGCGCCAAGTGATGGCTTTGTAAAGACTGCGATATTTGGTTTCTTTAAACATTTTATTTTCCTTTAAGAAGCTTGTGAGATTCAGCAGCTACCACCCGAGTTCGCAGTCCAGAACTGGAAAATGAATGATCTCTACGATTAAAGATTGGTCTGATACCGCGAGTAAATCCTTCTTGCTCGCCGGTAAATTCTTTACCTTCGTATTCAATACCCAGTACACGAACGTCAACAGGAAGTATTAACAACAAGTCAACTAGGTCCTGTTCTGTTTGATAAACCACAACTTCATCCACATAACGGCAAGCGGCCAACTGTATTTGTCGCTCTACAATGCTCTGTACTGGTTTGTTTTTGGTCTCGGGTCTATCTATGGTTGGATCTGTTTGCAAGCCGGCAATCAAGTAATCACAATGATTTTTAGCTTCGGCCAACATGGCAATGTGCCCTGCGTGTAGCATATCAAAGGTGCTGAAGGTGATGCCAATGGTCTTACCTTCAGCTTTGAGTTTACGTATGTGGTTAAAAATCATGTGTCTTGTTCAATTTTGACCTGAAGTGGAAAGCCGTTGTTGCGGGCCAACATGGTAACTTCAATACCTTTTTGTTCGGCCAGCTCGTATGGTAATACTGCTACCACTGCTGAACCTTCTTCGTGTACACGTTGCGTCAAAGATTCGGCTGCACCTTGATCGTAATTGAATATAACTTTGAGAGTCTCAACTACAAACTCTTGTGTGGTAGTTTCATCATTGATATAGATAACACGGTACTGTGGCGGTTCTTGGATATTGAGTTTGGGCTCAATACGAGGACGTATTTCTATGTGTGTTTTTGTTTTTGACATTAATGTTTCGCTCATGATAAAAATAAAGGGAAGTTAGTACTCCCCTTTATTATACAGCCTTACCGCTTATTTTGCAAATGTAATGGCAATTTTTTTAGGCTTTTGTTCTTCAGGAACAATATGCTCTAGTGCAATTGCCAGGATACCGTTTTTGATGGTAGCACCACGTACTTCGGTGTTGTCTGCCAAACGGAAGGTGCGTTCAAAGTTACGAGTAGAAAGACCCTTGTGTAGGTATTCGACTTCGTCATCCTTTTTGGCCTGTTCGCCACGCACAGTCAATACGCTGTCCTTTAGTTCAACGTCAATTTCGTTTTCAGCAAAACCAGCAACTGCAATTTCAATCACGTGGTGTTGATCGTCTAAACGAATAACATTGTGTGGGGGATAGTTATCACTTTTGCTGTTGGCAAAATTGCGATTTAGCTCATTGAACAGGTTGTCAAAGCCAACAGTATGGCGATGAATCTGGTTAGCAAATGTAGGTAAATCGAGGGTGTGAAGTGTAAATTGTGTCATTTTATATCTCCTTTATTAAGCAAAATATGACTATAAGTGTAGCCCGACTATCGGCACTACAAATATATTTATACACGAAAAACGTGAATTAGTAAAGTTTTTTGGGGAGACTCTCGGAAGCTAGTTTTTTGCGCCAACGGTTTTTGGCCGCCGCTTTAGCTTTCTTACGTGCTGTAGTGGGTTTTTCGTAGGTTTCGCGTTCTTTAAGATCACGAAGTAGGCCTGATTCTAACACCTTTTTCTTGAATTTACGCATTGCCTTTTCTACGTTGCCATCGGGACCGACAGTAACGGTGTTACCTCTACAAACAACTGCTGAGCCTTTTTGATAATATGCCATAGTGTTATTTATTAAAATAGTCTTCGGGGTTAGTTAATTTTGCGTCTAATACAATATCAGCTTTTTGTTTAATGCGTTCTAACCACTCGGGTTGGTTCATTCCGTCGTGGTAAAAATACACATTGTATGCACGATCTCTATGTTGCACCATTTCAGCAAGTACACGTATTTGTTCTTCGGGTGTATTAAGTATCAATACTGTTTCTACGTAGTCGGGCGGTGTCACAAAGTTACTATGCATTTTTTTCCAGATATTGTTGAATTTGCTGACGTTCTACATCACTCAATTGATCTGGATCGTAACGTCCTGCGTCAATTTCAGAAATCAAGTGCTGTATATATAAATCATCATAAGCATACACGTCTGTTTGAGTTTTGTCAACCTCTATCCATTTGCTGCCATTGAATTTGAATAAACGATTTGGCAAGTAGTCTGTTCTTAGGTAAATGTCGCCTTTGGCTGGATTGGCCGGATATTCGTTGCCAAATCCGGTATTGCTGGCTGTGCCCAAGGTAAGTTGATTGTCGGCCTGTATGCCTGTAACGGCTGTGGCCAATAACTTGCTCATATCTACACCACGATTACGTCCCGGTTGGGCTTCGGGTATAGGTTCAGGTTCTGGGTCGTCGGGCAGGGCCACTGCTTCGGGAATTTTTGTTTCAATATCTGTTTCATCGGGCACATATTCAGGATTGACTTCACCAGATTCTGTCAAGAAACCTATGTCTTTTAATTGCTGTACTGCTTCGTCGGCGTCTTGTTGTGTAGCTGGTGTCCAGGTTGTACCTAACTTTTCCAACTCGGGTGGTAATTGCACCGGTTCTTGTATTTCAGGTTCTTCTGTCAATTTGGGTTGTAGATAACTGGCCGTCATCGGCACACCAGGTGCTGTGCCACGTCCGCGGAAAGGTGATTCTTCTTCATCAATTTCTTCAGACTGACTCGCGGGTTCTACCTCTGGTTCAGGTAACTCTGTTTCTGCGTGTTCGGTGTATTCGGCCAACATAGCATTGATTTGCTCAATTTGCTCGTCTGTTAACGGGCCGTCGTCGGGTGCATACTGTGGTTCCTGTGGACCAAAGCTGGGACCTGTTTGTACCCATTCGCCATTGGGCATACGCACACCTTCGTAGTTGGGTGTGCCGTCATCAATGATTTTTAATTCGCGCTGTTGTGGCTTTTTTAATATGGTATCTTTGATATCTTTGAGTTTGTCCAAGAATGATGGAGGTTTTTCTACTATGCCAAGATCCTGCATAGTTTCCTCTAGCTCACGTTCAATTCTTGCGTGTGCTTCTGTATCGGTTTCTTTACGATTCCAGGCAAATGTCATTTGTGCGGCCAACAACATGATAACTGCCAGTGGATCAAATACCACAACAATCATGATAATGATCCAGGTCACTGCCTTTTCCAACATGGTGGAATCTGGAGCGGCACCATAGATAACGGCGGCAAGATATTTGATCGGCCCAACTTCGGCTTCTACCTTACGATTTTCTGCACGGATGGGTGCGGCTTCGTCATTGAGACTACTTATTGTT